AGAGAACCGGAGCAAGAGCAATGACCCGCACTTTCCAAGGCATCGCCGACGCAATGGCCGAGCAGTGGGGATCGACCCTGTGTTGAGAGACTACCAACAACGCACCATCGACCAACTCTACGCATGGTTTGAGACCGGTAACGAGGGCAATCCATGTCTGGTGCTGCCCACGGGTTCCGGCAAGAGCCATATCGTAGCGGCGCTATGCAAGGACGCGCTCCAGAACTGGCCGGAGACTCGCGTGCTGATGCTGACCCATGTGAAGGAGTTGATCGAGCAGAACGCCGAGAAGATGCGCCTGCATTGGCCCGGTGCGCCAATGGGCATCTACTCTGCCAGTGTCGGACGCCGCGACTTGGGCGAGCCGATCACGTTCGCGGGCATCCAATCGGTGCGGCGTAAGGCGCTACAGTTGGGCCATATCGATATCTGCATCATTGACGAATGCCATGTGGTCAGTCACAAGGAAGAAGGAGGCTATCGGACGCTGCTGGATAACCTCAAGGCGATCAATTCCAACCTGCGCGTGATCGGGCTGACGGCGACACCGTATCGCTTGGGGCATGGGCTGATCACCGACAAGCCAGCCCTGTTCGATGCGCTGCTGGAGCCGGTGAGCATCGAGGAACTGATTCACAAGGGCTTCCTGTCTACGCTCAGGAGCAAGGTAACCAAGTCGAAGCTCGACACAACCGGCGTGCATAAGCGTGGCGGGGAGTTCATCGAGAGCGAGTTGCAGGCGGCGGTGGATACCGACGAGAACAATGCCAAGGTTGTGCGCGAGGTGATCGAGTTGGCGGGCGAGCGCCGTGCATGGCTGGTGTTCTGCGCGGGCGTGGATCACGCGCAACGGGTGGCGGCTGTCCTGCGGGCGAATGGTATCGCGGCAGACTGCGTGACCGGCGAGACGCCGAAGACGCAACGCGAGCAGATGCTAGCAGACTTCAAGGCAGGCAAGTTGCGGGCGCTGACCAACGCCAACGTACTCACAACGGGCTTCGACTACCCTGACATCGACCTAATCGCCATGCTGCGCCCTACGATGTCGCCAGGACTGTACGTCCAGATGGCAGGGCGCGGCATGCGGGTCAAGAGCCAGACCGATCATTGTCTGGTGCTGGATTTCGCTGGCGTGGTGGCAACGCATGGCCCGATCACCGCCGTGCGACCGCCGAAGAAAGGCGGCGATGGCAACGGCGAGGCTCCGGTCAAGGTGTGCGACAACTGCGGCGAACTGTGCGCCATATCGGTGGCGATTTGCCCGGCGTGCCAGCATCCGTTTCCGGAGCCAGAGCGGGCCAAGCTGCAACTGCGCGATGATGACATCATGGGCTTTGAGGGCACCGAGTTTGAGGTGCGCTCATGGACATGGCGCAGGCATACCAGCAAGGCGAGCGGCAAGGAGATGCTGGCCTGCACTTACTATGGAGGACTGAGCGACAAGCCTGTCACCGAGTATTTCCCGGTGCTGCACGAAGGCTATCCCGGTGACAAGGCGATGCGCCAGGTTTTGCAGATCGCGGCCAAGTCTGGTGCAGTGGTGGCCGAGGTTGCGAACATGCAGGGCACCGAGGGGTTGTCTTACCTGTCAACGCAGTTGTTCCGCGCCAATCCGCCAAAGAGCATCGAGTACCGGCTGGATGGGAAGTTCTATCGAGTGTTGAAGAGGAGTTGGGAATGACTGACGACAGCCTACCCTCAGAACATTTTGAACAGCGCGAGCTTGTGCGCTGGTTCCGGCAGACCTACCGGGGCGTTCGCATCTTCGCCATCCCTAACGGCGGGCAACGCAGCCGTGCGGCTGCTGGCAGGCTCAAGGCCGAGGGCGTCAGTGCTGGCGTGCTTGACCTGTTCGTCCCGGCCTGGGGCTTGTGGATCGAGATGAAGCCCCAGAAGGGCGGCGTTGTCAGTGCCGAGCAAAAAGATTGGATAAACTACTTGCAAAGTTTGAATTACATGTGTATCGTGTGCAAAGGTGCTGAGGCAGCGAAGGCTGCGATCAGTGACTTCCATGAGATCAACAAGGGAAAAACATGGTCAAGAGTCGATACATGACGTTCCGCCTGCCGCTCGATGTCGAGACGGAGTTGCGAGAACAGGCGTTGAAGGACAGTCGCACGGTCGCCGGTCAGGTGCTGCACTACATCAAGCTGGGGCTGATGCTCGACAAACATGACAAAGAGAACGCCAAGTGATCCACCAGGAGGAGATCGACTGCTACAGCCGCCTGTTCTTGGGCATCATCATTCAGGCTGTGCAGGATGGTGGCGCGAAGCCTACGAAGGATGAGAAGGCCACACAGACAAACCGGCTATCAGACGCCAAGAGTGCGATGGAGTATCTCTTTGGTTGCGACAAGCATGTGTTCGCGCATCATGCGGCCTTGCTTGGTGCGGACGCCGAGCAGATCAGAGAAAGCCTGCTCAATCGCGTGCAGCCGCTGGTTGTGTGCAACTCCGAGGTTTCTGCCGAGAGGCTGAGAATGCTTCGTATCCGTCACCGTTGGTATCAAAGGAGGAATCATGTCTGACGAAGCCGACGCCGCCGACGCAACCGTCGAGCAGCACCTCAAGCGCGCCCTCGCGCGCAGACACGCCACGCTACCCGCAGTCGGCCAGTGCTACTCCTGCGCAGAGCCTGTGGACGACGGGCGGCGATTTTGCGATGCAGAGTGCCGCGAGGATTACGAGCGCGCCGAGCGGGCGCGCAGGATGAATGGGAGAAGCGAATGACAACCACCACGGAGAATCAAATGGAAAAGATCACGATCAACGGCATCGAGTACGCACCTGTCATGCCCGCAGTCACCTGCACCCGCGCTGTCGTCGTCGTGGATCGCGGCTGGATTTTCGCGGGCGATGTGACCCGCGAGGGCGGGCGCATCCGCATCGGTCGGGCCGTGCATGTGTTCAAGTGGGAAAGCATCGGGTTTGCAAAGATGGTCGAGACGGAAAAGGCGGATTTGAGGCCGATTGCCGACGTGGACATGCCTGAAGGCGCAGAGATTTTCTGCGTGCCGGTGCATGACCAATGGGGGCTGTGATGTTCCGGCCTATCGGCTACGGCAACGGCGACGGCTACGGCTACGGCTACTGCAACGGCTACGGCTACGGCTACTGCAACGGCGACGGCTACGGCGACGGCTACGGCTACGGCGACGGCTACGGCTACGGCGACGGCGACGGCTACGGCAACGGCTACGGCAACGGCTACGGCGACGGCTACGGCGACGGCGACGGCACAGTTGATGGCGGCAGAACCAGGAGAAGCGAATGACCCTCCGAGCCTACCTAATCACCCTGCGCGGTCGCATCCGCGAGGCGCTGTGTCCGGATCTCCAGGTGCTGCGGAATAAAAATCGATATCACTGCGCCGAGGTAGAGGGGCTGCGGCATGTGGTTAGCAAATGGAAGGCGCTATATCAGGCACAAGTGCAGCTTTTAGAGGCAGCTCAAGGCCGCGCCGAAGCCGAAGCCGAGGTCGAGAGGCTGCGGGAGGCGTTGGAGGCTGCACTCGACCGGATACCGCACGAGTGCGAGGGCCTCGACTACGCAGAGGCCGATTGTCCTGCATGCCAAGTGAAGGCGCTCGCGAAGGAGCCGACGAAATGACCGAGCAGATCAAATGGAGCAATGCCCCAGACTGCACATCGTGGGGAGCCAGTATGCGGGTTGCGGATATCGCCCTCGACCGCGATCACACGTTGACCTTGTACTGCGAAGCGGATCAGACAGCGAAGGTCAACGCGCTGTTTGCCGAGGTCGAGAGGCTGCGGGCGCAAGTAGCCGAGTTCCACGAGATGTGGAAGGTGAACAGCGACGGCTTTGCAAAAGCCGAGGCCAAAATAGAGAGGCTGCGGGCGGCAGTAGGGAAGGCGCTGGAGGCGCTGGAGCGTAACGCCAGCCAAGACATGGGAGTCGTGCAATGCAATCTTCTGTCGGCATCTGCCCTCCGCGCCGCCCTTGTTGCCACTGCCGCCGCCGAGCGTGAGGCGTGTAAGGATGCTGTGCGCTTTGCCGACAACGGCACCGAGGCTGTGGAACTTATCCGCGCGAGGGAGCCGAAATGACCTTCCTCCTCTCCGAACTCGCAGCGCAATGGCTCGACGCAAAGCAACGCGAGGCGAGCGCAACGGAAGAACGCCGCGCCATCGAGGACCGTATCAAGGAAATCGTCCGCCTGCCGGATGATCTGGACGGCGGCGAGACGGTCGAGCGTGACGGCTACGTCATCAAGATGGTCGGGCGCATCGACCGCAAGGTGAACAGCGAACAGTTGCAGGAACTGGCGGCAGAGGCTGGCTTGACCGATCACCTGTCGTCGCTGTTCAGGTGGAAGCCGGAACTGAACATGGGCGTCTGGAAGAACACGGACGAGAGCATTACCGGCGCACTCGCACCGGCCATCACTGCGAAGCCCGCACGGGCATCGTTTTCCATCACCACGAAGGAGAAGTAATCATGGCATTTCTCGGCGAAACCATCAACGTAAACGACCTTCCGGTCAGCGAGGCAGGCAACTACGACCCGCTTCCGGCGGGCTGGTACACGGCAAATATCACCGGCGCGGAACTCAAGGCGACCAAGGCGGGCGACGGACAGTACATCGCCGTTCGCTACGACATCACCGGGCCGACGCACCAGGGTCGCGTGGTGTTCGGCAACATCAACGTGCGGAACGCTTCCGCGAAGGCAGAGAAGATCGGTCGGGAGCAGTTGGGCGAGATCATGCGCGCCATCGGGCTGGCGAAGGTGGACGACACCGACCAGCTTATCGGCGGCGGGCTGTCGATCAAGCTCGACATCAAGGAGGCTACGGCCGACTACAAGGCCCGTAACGAGGTGCGCGGCTTCAAGGCTATCGAGGGT